AAGGTGGAAAACGATGACTCCTGATATCGAAGTAGAATGGAAGCAAGCTGATATGGTTGAGGTTACTCTCAATGAACCTGATGATTTCCTCAAAGTTCGTGAGACCCTAACTCGTATCGGTGTAGCATCCCGTAAAGAAAAGAAAATCTATCAATCTTGCCACATCCTTCATAAGCAAGGCAAGTATTATATTGTTCACTTCAAGGAGCTGTTTGCCCTTGACGGAAAGAATACTAATCTTTCTGTGAATGATGTTCAGCGTAGGAACAGAATCATTCAACTCCTCAGCGATTGGGGATTGATTACTGTAGTGAAAGCAGATGCGATTGCAGATGTTGCACCGCTGAATCAAATCAAGGTTCTTGCTTTCAAAGAGAAAGATGAATGGACGCTTGAAAGTAAATACAACATTGGTCGTAAGAAGACCGAGATAACCGAATAATAATGTAGGGAGTTCAACACTCCCTTTTTTAATGCTTTTCGATATATAATAATATGAGATGCCTTCGGGGTCTCAATTAAAAACTCGCTTATTTAAGGAGCAAACAAATGACAAACACATATACCTGGGATGTTTACACTCCCTTTAATGTAGGATTGGAAAGCATTTTTAATAGACTAGATGCAATGTCTGGTCACAATACAAACTATCCACCCTACAACATCATCAAAAACGATGGCAGCAATTACGAAATTGAAGTCGCTCTGGCAGGATTTAAACCAGAAGAGATCGAAGTCTCTACTGAACAAAACATTCTCAGAGTTGCCTCTAAGGTTGAGAAAAGAGATCCTGAAAGAACATACATTCACAAAGGTCTCTCCAAGCGTTCATTCTCCCACAGCTGGCAACTTGCAGATGATGTCAGAGTATCCTCTGTAGATTTCGCGGATGGTCTATTAACAATCTCATTGGAGAAGATCATCCCAGAGCATCAGAAGAAGACAACTTATACTATTGGTAGACACTTAGATCCTAAGTTTTTGACAGAGGATAAATAAACATGGGATAACCCCAAATATCGTCGGCAAAAGGCAACGATGGCAACTATCATCAGTTGCCTTTTTTTCTTTTTTGTGTTATAATTTTAAGTAAAATTGGAGAATGAAATGATTCCAAAGATTGTATTAACTAATACTGGTGAAAGAATTATCTGTGGATTGGCAGAAGCTCTTGACGAAAATCAGAAACCAGTTTGTTTGGTTGTCAGATGCCCATATATTTTAAGTATGACTCCCATGGGAGAATATACTCCTGACGGTAATCCATCTCAGTTTAATGTTAATTTTTCTAAGTGGATTGCGTATTCATCAGACGAACAGTTTAAAATCCCTTATAGTGCTGTAGTGGCTATTGGCGAAGTAGAACCAGGAATTTTGGAAATTTATCTTGAGAAATTTGGAGACCGACTAAATGACAACGACACCGTATCAACCATTGATTCAAGTGATAGTGCTGAAGAATCAGGAGTATCTGATAGCGCAGATTGAAGAGAGGGAAGAGAGCCCTGAGTGTCTGCTAACCAATCCATATAGAATCACTGACCTAACTTATTGGGATTATTCTAATATGGATACAACACATGTTCCAACAGAGAACGCAGTGCTTGTTAGTACCAGTGTAGAAAAAGAAAAGTCAAAAGATGGAGAAGATATCACTGTTACTCAAAGTGATTATATTCTCGTAGAAAAGTTTCCGAAGTATACTACACAATCTCAGATTTATCTCAGGTCAGATGACATTCTGACTATTTGCGATCCTGGGCATCTTGTGTTAGAATGCTACCAGAAGACTGTGGGTTGACGCATGAAGTTTTATACGAACATTGAACAGGCGGGGAATCGCATCCTCGTTCGTGGTTATGAGAAAGGTGAGCGTGTTCAGTATCGTGTAAACTTCCAACCCAAACTATACATCCCCTGTAACAAACAGACGGATCATAAGAGCCTTGATGGGCGTTACCTCAAAGAGGTGCGCCCTGGTTCTATTAATGATTGTCGTCAGTTTATCAATCAATACGAGGGTGTTGAGGGTTTTGAAATACACGGAAATACTAGATACTTGTATCAGTATATCAACGAGGCATATCCCGATGATGAGATTCGCTTCGACTCTTCTCTCATTCGCACATTTACTCTGGATATTGAAACTGGAGCAGAGAATGGTTTTCCTGATGTTGAGTCAGCAGACCAGGAGATTCTCCTTATTTCTATCCGTGATTCTTTTACAAACAGGATTACTGTTTGGGGATCAAAAAGTTTCAAGAATGAAGACAGACAGGTTGATTACATCCACTGCAACGATGAGACGAAACTGCTATCTAGCTTCATCGGTTGGTGGCAAGAAAACTTCCCCGATGTAATCACTGGTTGGAACGTTCAACTATTCGATATTCCATACATCTGTCGTCGTGTCGATAGAGTTCTTGGAGAAGATTACACCAAACTTCTATCGCCTTGGAAATTGATTTCCAGTCGTGAAATCTTTATCAAGGGTCGTAAGCAGATTGCCTATGACATTCCTGGTATTGCTTGTCTTGACTATCTGGAACTCTACAAGAAGTTTACATATACCAACCAAGAATCCTATCGTCTTGACCATATTTGTTCTGTAGAACTTGACGCCAAGAAACTCGACCACTCTGAGTTTGATACCTTCAAGGAGTTCTACACAAAAGATTGGAACAAATTTGTGCTGTATAATATTCATGACGTTCGCCTTGTTGACCAACTGGAAGACAAGATGAAGTTGCTTGAGTTGGCATTCACGATGGCATATGACGCCAAAGTAAACTATGAAGATGTTTACTCTCAGGTGCGTATGTGGGATAACATTATCTTCATCTATCTTGCCCAGATGGGTATCGTGATTCCTCCTAAGAAAGATAGCGTCAAGGATGCTAAGTATGCTGGTGCGTATGTGAAAGAACCTGTGCCTGGCATGTATGACTGGATTGTGAACTTCGACTTGAACTCGCTGTATCCTCACCTCATCATGCAATACAACCTGTCGCCAGAGACCCTCCTGCCACGCCGTAGCAGCGTCAACGTGGATATGCTACTGGAGAAGGGGTTCGACACCTCAGACCTCGTAGGAGAGACCTTGTGCGCCAATGGAACGCACTACACCACGAAGCAGCAGGGGTTCCTGCCCAAGCTGATGGAGAAGATTTACGAAGACCGAACCATCTATAAAAAGAAGATGATTGCTGCCAAACAGCAATACGAAAAGACTCCAACGATTGAGTTGAAGAAAGAGATCGCCCGCTGCAACAACATTCAGATGGCACGTAAGATTCAACTCAACTCTGCTTATGGTGCTATCGGTAACGAGCACTTCCGTTACTACAAACTTGAAATCGCTGAGGCAATCACTCTTTCTGGTCAGCTATCTATTCGCTGGATTGAGAAGAAGATGAATGCTTATCTTAATAAAGTTTTAAAAACAGAGGATGTTGATTATGTTATTGCTTCAGACACTGATTCTATGTATCTTAATCTGGGCCCTTTGGTTGAACGTGTATACAAAGGAAGAGAGAAAACTCCTGAGAGCATTGTCTCGTTCCTTGATAAGGTCGCTTCGATGGAACTTGAAAAGTTTATTGAAAGTTCTTACCAAGAACTGGCTGACTACCTCCACGCATACGACCAGAAGATGAAGATGAAGCGAGAGAACATTGCTGAGCGTGGTTTCTGGACCGCCAAGAAACGCTATGTTCTCAACGTCTGGGATAGTGAAGGTGTGCGCTATGCCAAACCTAAGATGAAAATCTGTGGTATGGAAACGGCACGTTCTTCTACTCCTGCTTACTTCCGTGACAAACTGATGCAGGCATACACTATCATCATCACTAAAACAAATGATGAGTTGATTGACTTCATCAATGAAATCAAAGATGATACTAAGAAGCAGAACTATCTTAACATTGCATTCCCTCGTGGTTGTAATGGTCTGAAGAAGTATCGCAGTGCTGCTGATATCTATCAGAAGTCAACACCTATTCAGGTGCGTGGTGCTTTGCTCTACAACTATTACATTCGCAAGAATAATCTAGAGCACAAGTATCCTATCATTCAGGAAGGTGAAAAGATTAAGTTTCTCTATCTGAAGACACCAAATCCTATCCGTGAGAATGTCATTTCATTCTTTCAACAACTGCCGAAAGAATTGAACCTTGACAAATACGTTGACTACACGCTACAATTTGAGAAGAGTTTCCTTGAACCGCTCAAGACCGTGCTAGAATGTATCGGATGGCAATATGAACGCAAGGGCAGTTTAAGTAGTTTTTTCTTTTGAGGTATTATGAGTTTCTTACAATCTGTTATTAAGGAGTTAGATAATGAATTCGCAAGTGTTGTTGAAGATGGAGTCGCTACTGGTGACTGTGAATCGTTTGTGGATACTGGTAGCTACATTCTTAATGCTCTCATTTCTGGTAGCATCTATGGCGGATTACCGTCGAACAAAATCACCGCGCTTGCTGGAGAATCCTCAACTGGCAAAACTTTTTTTGCTCTCTCAATCGTCAAGCATTTCCTTAGCAACAATTCAGACGCACAAGTAATTTACTTTGAGACAGAATCTGCTGTGTCTAAAGACATGATGGTTTCTCGTGGTATTGATGTCAAGCGTGTTGGTTTAGTTCCTGTTACTACAGTGCAAGAGTTTCGCACTCAATCTATCAAGGTGGTGGATGAGTATATGAAACTAAAGAAAGAAGATCGCCCACCTCTTCTGTTTGTGCTTGACTCTCTTGGTATGTTGTCTACATCCAAGGAAGTTGAGGATGCTTCTGCTGGTAAAGAAACCCGTGACATGACTCGTGCTCAGGTGATTAAATCTATCTTTAGGATTCTTTCACTGAAACTCGGTCAAGCAGGAATTCCTCTTATTGTTACCAACCATACATATGAAGTAGTTGGTGCATATGTGCCGACGAAAGAAATGGGTGGTGGCACTGGTTTGAAGTATGCTGCATCGTCAATTCTCTTCCTGTCAAAGAAGAAAGAAAAAGATGGCACTGAAGTGGTTGGTAACATTATCAAAGTGAAGGCACAGAAGTCGCGCTTCACTAAAGAAAACTCAGACATCGAAACGAGGCTCTTCTATGACGCAAGGGGATTGGATAAGTATTATGGATTACTGGAGCTGGGTGAGAAGTATGGAGTATTCCAACGTAAGGGGAATCGCGTGGTTGTTGGGGAATCTTCCGTTTATCCTTCTGTTATCCTTGCCGATCCTGAGAAGTATTTCACGCCCGAAATAATGCAAGCACTTGATGAGTGTGCCCAGAAAGAGTTTCTATATGGAGTAGTGGATGGAGAGGATTGAGACAACTATTTTACGCAACCTCCTGTGCAACGAACAGTTCTACAGGAAGGTTGTTCCCTTTGTAAAACCAGATTACTTCAATGAAATCCATGAGAAAGTAATTTATGAAGAAGTGTGGAACTTTGCGAGCACCTATGAACTGGTGCCTACCAAAGAAGTTCTTACAATTAACTTGGAAGGTAGGAAAGATTTAAATGAGGAAGTATATCAAAACGCAGTTAAAACGATTGCTGAACTTAACGATTCTGAGGTCGAATACCAATGGTTGCTCGACACCACAGAGAAGTGGTGTAAAGACAGAGCAATCTATCTCGCCCTGCTTGAGTCAATCAAAATCGCGGATGACAGCAATAAGAAAGTATCAAAGGATGCGATCCCAGCAATCCTACAGGAGGCCCTGGCAGTATCTTTCGATGAACACGTAGGGCACGATTATATTGAGAACAGTGCAGAACGTTATGAGTTCTATCACCGTGAAGAGGATAAGATTCCTTTCCACCTAGAATACTTCAATAAGATTACCAAAGGTGGTCTTCCTAATAAGACACTGAACGTTGCTCTTGCTGGCACTGGTGTTGGTAAGTCACTCTTCATGTGTGACCTTGCTGCTCACTGTCTTTCGATGGGTCGTAATGTTCTCTACATTACGATGGAGATGGCAGAAGAAAAGATTGCTGAACGTATTGACGCTAATCTTTTTAATGTAAATATTAAGGATCTTGCTGATCTGCCTGAGACAATCTTCCAAAGTCGTATCAACGAATTGAAAAGAAAAACTCAGGGTCGTCTAATCATCAAGGAATATCCTACAGCATCAGCACACGTTGGTCATTTCAAATCTCTTCTCAATGAGCTCCAACTTAAGAAAACTTTCAAACCTGATATCATCTTTATCGACTATCTTAACATCTGTGCCAGTGCCAGGTATAAAGGTGCTATTGTCAATTCTTACACGTATGTTAAAGCGATTGCTGAAGAACTACGTGGCCTTGCTGTCGAACACAATGTTCCTCTTGTCTCAGCGACGCAGACAACCCGTAGTGGTTTTGGCAATAGCGACGTGGATCTTACTGATACTTCGGAATCCTTTGGTCTACCTGCTACTGCTGACTTTATGTTTGCTCTTATTGCGACAGAAGATTTGGAGAAGGATGGTAAGATTATGGTCAAACAATTAAAGAATCGATATAACGATCCTACAATGTATAAGAGGTTCTTGGTTGGAGTTGACAGGGCGCGTATGAAGCTCTATAATGTAGACAATGCTGTTGATCTTTCTTCTGATAAAGAAGAAGAGTATGACTTTGAAGAGATGGCAGCACAACAAAGTAAAAACACACAAAGCAAATTTACCAGTTTTATTTTATGACAGTTGATCTTAATAAGTATGTTGAGTTCGTTGCTTGCGTTACGAGCCCTGCATCCCGTGACAATACTGAGTTTGTCAATCGTTTGATTGAACTCAAAGAACAAGGTGCTGACATTCAACGTCTTCTCACTGCTGCTGCTGGTATTACTGCAGAGGGTGGTGAGTTTACTGAGATTGTAAAAAAGATTGCCTTTCAAGGCAAACCGTATAATGAAGATAATATCTTTCACATGAAGCGTGAGTTGGGTGATATCCTTTGGTATATTGCTCAAGCATGTATTGCTCTCGATATTTCGTTTGAAGAGATTGCTCAAATGAATTTTGAAAAACTGAGTGCTCGATACCCAGAAGGTGCTTTCAGTATTGAGCGAAGCGAAAACCGAGTTGCCAACGACGTTTGAGTGTGCTATCATAAAGGGGTCTCCTAAATACAAGGGGATCCCTTTTTACTATGAGCAAGAACACCCACCTAGAGCACCTGGAAGACAGCATCTTGTTCGACGGAGAACAGGGGGCCAAAGATGCGTTCGCCTTCCTTGATGAACTGACTAAAACTTTTAGCGGAAATCAAACTAGCAAATTTAAAATCACTACCAAGTGGGATGGTGCTCCAGCAGTAATCTGTGGCATCGATCCCGAGTTTAAACGCTTTTTTGTTGGCACTAAATCTGTGTTTAACAAGGATGGTAAGATCAACTACACTGTTGATGATATCAATGCAAATCATGGTCATGCTCCTGGTCTTGTAGAAAAGTTAAAAGTAGCATTACAGTATTTTCCTAAACTGAATATCAAGGGTATTGTGCAAGGTGACTTGCTCTTTACTGATGATGGAAAGGATGCAAAGATTGATGGTAAAGATTATTTTACCTTCACTCCTAACACCATCACCTACGCTATTCCTAAAGGCACTCCTGCCTATGAGAAAGCAAAGCGAGCTAAGATTGGTGTAGTGTTTCACACTCGCTATGTTGGTAATAGCATTGCTGAATCTCGTGCCACGTTTGGTGTGGATGTTTCCAAATTTGCTGATGACGATGATATCTTTGTTATCAGTGCAGAAGTGGGAACTTTGGGATCTTCAGTTCTTTTAAATGAACAAGAGAGACGCACTCTGAATAACATGAAGACTACTGCTCAACGCACTTTGCCTGGGTGTAAAGATCTTTTGAATGAAGTTGCTGCTCTTATTGAGTCTAAAGATAATCTTTCTGTGGGGCCTCGTCTTAAAACTTATTTCAATACTTATGTTCGTGAAGGTCGTAAAGTAAACAATGTTCCTGGATTCATTAACAACTTTAAAAAATACTTTGAAGGTGTGATAATGAAAGAAGTCGATAAAGCAAAAATGCCTAAGACTAAAGCCGCGAAACTTAAAAAACTTTATGATGGTATGGAGTTGATTGACAACAATATGGAAGCATTTAAAAAACTGGTGATTCTATATAATACTATCAGTAACGCTAAATTATTTTTTGTTAAGAAACTAGAGTCTAATGATGCGACTCGCACTTTCCTTCGCACTGAGCATGGATTTAAAGTGACTGCACCTGAAGGATTTGTTGCTATTAAAGATGGTGCTGCTACCAAACTAGTTGATCGTTTGGAGTTTAGTGTTGCCAACTTCACCATAGACAAAAATTGGGTTAAAGGAGACTAATGAAACGAGTAGTCATCACGTTCGGTAGATTTAATCCACCAACGACGGGACACGAAAAACTACTAGATGCTGTTAAAAAGCAAGCAGGCACTGATGACTATAGAATTTACACAGGTCACACGCAAGATAAGAAAGGAAAAAATCCTCTACCTTCTGATGTGAAGGTAGAGTTTATGAAAGAAATGTTTCCTACTCACAAGAATCATATTATGTATGATAATAAATTGAAGACTATCATACATGTATTACAGAGTTTGCAAGGTGAGTATGCTGATGTTACGCTGGTCGTAGGAAGTGACCGTGTGCAAGAGATGGATATGTTGATCCAGAAGTATAATGAAAAAGATTATACATTTAGAAAACTTGAAACGGTATCCGCAGGAGAGCGTGATCCAGATGCGGATGATGTATCTGGAATGTCAGCAAGCAAGATGAGAAAAGCAATTGCTGAAATGGATATGAAGACTTTTAATTCTGGTATACCATCAGCAGTTAAAAATGACAAAGATTTTAAAAACCGTTTATTCAAAGCAGTAAGGGAGAATCTACCATGACCGCACCAGCTATTGCTAGCGTTATAGCAAAACCTTATCAGTATCTTGATAAGTTTATGCAACTAATGCGTGAAGGTGCTGAAGTGCCATTCACGAATGAACAAGTTGCTACTAGAAGAATTTACAAAGATGGTGAAAGAGTTAAAAAAATTCTAGCAGTTCTTGATGATTTAATTGAGACTGGAGTTGATGTTAATGATCCGACAATTCTATATGATATTTTTAGAGAAGAAAGTGGCAATCATCCATATAGAAAAATTGAATTTCAAAGCATTACTAATGCTAAAGAAATAGAAACTCTTATTATTAGTAAAATAGGTAAACAAATTATATCTGGTAGAGGAGGAAAGAAAGATACTTTTCCAGGTAAAGAATCTGATTATACTGAGTCACTACAGTGTGTAGCTCTTGCACTTAGACAAGAGAATGGTTCTGATATAACTGAAGATGAATTCAAAGAGTTTTTACTTAAAGGTAGAAATGAAGATGCACAGACTTTGCGAATTGTTAGAGCAAATGTGAGAACAGAAAAACCGTTTGTAAAATTATTTCAATATGGATTAGAAAATCCTGAGTGGATTAAATCTTGTGTAAATGTTTCAAATGCTTTATACAAAACACAATATTTTAAATCAGGTATTAAGTATGATTTCTATCATGCTGGCGCAAAAGAAATAGAATGGTTCAAGAGTAAGTTTAGAAATAAATTCAATCAAGTTCTAGCAAATGCTTTACGTCAAGAAGGATATGCTTCTGGAGATTCTGGTGAAGACAAGTGGAATCCAGCAGATATGTTTGCGGTATCTAAACAAACAAATGAACAAAAAGTAGAAAGAGAAACTACTACTAGAGATTTCTTTAAAGGAACTATTAAAGACTATGCAAAATTCAAAAGAGGAAAGTCTGGTATTATTGCTTCCTCTGAAAAAGTTCAAGAAAGCATGGCAGAGTTAACTCGCTATAATAATTGGATACATGAAAATATTTTGAGTGGGGAGTTTATTCCTATTTCATTGAAGAAAACTTTAAACACTCCTAAGATTGATTTGATTTCAAATCCATCTATAGATCAATATGATATTGATATCAGTAACATGAGAGTCAGTTGGGAAAAAACTGCACAAAAAATATATGTATATTTTGATGTGGTTTATACCTTTGTTGTTGGTAGTAAAAAAGAAATTAAAAAGAAAACAACTTCTTATTTCTTTGATTGTAGAAACTTTGGTGCTGGAACTAATGTTCAATTTGAATTAGGCATTCCTGGATCTTCGGCAAAACATGGTAAAGTTTCTGCTGGTCCTGCTGAAATGATCATTGATTTAACAAGCCCTGTGTTTTCTGCTATGTTAAAACAAACTAGAAAAAACTTTATTAAGTTTATGCAAACACCAGGAATACGAACAAAAATGTTCCCAAATCTAAATGCAGTTCCTAGTGCTAAAGTATTAGAATCATTTGAAAATAATATTGCTAATAAAAATAAACCAGCATTGTTTACTACCAATGATGATATCAATGAGATAACAAAAAATGCAGGATGGCCTGCAGTTTTGGAAAGTTATGTAAATTACTTATCAAAACAGCAAGGGTATAAAATACCAGCAACAGAAAACGAAAAGAAAAATTATTTCAAATCTAAAATTGCTGCGGTAGAACTTGGGTGGATGCTTTCCAGTCAAAAAATTCTTGCAGTATTAAAAACAAACATTCTCAAATCTTTATATCTTTACGCATCTTCTCAGGGTTTGCAAATCTTTGGAGACTCTGGTATGCTGAAGAAAAGTTACTTCTACAACTCATCTTACGTTAAGGTAAGAGACTAAATACAAATAAAACACTATGAAATCACTGAAAGAACTACTACTACAATCAAAACAAAAATCTTATATGCTCGGCAATATGTTTGCTGAGGGTGATTGGGTAGAGAATAATCTAGGTGAAGTTGGAAAGATTCATAGACGTGGAGTGAACTACATTATCGCTGTCACCGAAGAAGGCAAGATGTTTCGTGCATGGGTAAAAGACATTAAAGAACATTGTGGTTGTGATACTAAAGAAATGAGTAGCAAAGAAAAAGTCAAGGCATTTATAAATAAGAATAAACGACAAAAGAAAAATGACAATTGACGAATTTTCTAAACAACTAATTGAGAAAGCAATTGCTGAACTCGATGAAGGTAAGAATAAAGAAGGTAAAGAACAAGGTGCTGACGGCAAAGCTTGCTGGAAAGGTTACAAGTATGCTGGCACTGAGAATGGTAAAGACAAGTGCGTGAAGTCTGAAGAGGTTGAGAAACCAGAGAAAGAAGAGAAGGGAGAAAAGAAGCACAAGGAAGGTAAGGCAGAAGAGAAAAAAGAAATGAAGAGTGAAGCAAGAGATATGCCTGGCAATCAAGAGAAGATTGATGCCAACAAAAATGGTAAGGTAGACGCTCACGACTTCGCACTTCTACGCGCAAGAAAAGGCAAGAAGTCTGTTAAAGAAATGTGGGAGAAAGCAGCAGAAGTGCAGGAGGCATGGGGAAAGGCAAAAAAGTTTCTAAAAAAGGAGGAATGGGAGGAAGTTGTTGATGAAGGTAAGAAAGTAGAAATTGAAGTAATGCCTGAAGTTGATACTCCTAATGACCCAGAACCACCTACAGGTAAGAAGGCAAAGAAGGAAGTAAAGAAGGAAGAGTTTGAACCACTAGAAGAAAAGAAACTTTCCAAAGCAGAGACTGCTAAGAAAGAAAAATTTGTTAAGGGTATGAAGAAGAAGTTTGGTTCTTTTAAATCTAAGTATGGTGAAAGAGCGAAAGATGTAATGTATGGAACTGCAACTGCAATGGCAAAGAAGGCTGCTAAATAATTTGCATCCTATTGGAGGTCATCATGGGCGCAGTAGTATCAGTAGTTAAACCACTACTTATTCAAATTGCTACACATCCAGCAGTTAAAAATCTAGTTCTAGAACTACTTAAGAAGTATGTTGCTAGCACAGATAACAGTATTGATGATGTTGTCTATGAGCTTGTTAAAGATAAACTCTTTAAACCACAAGCATGATTACCTGTTTGTTAACTAACTGGGGTGTAACTATTGTTCTTGGATTTCTTCTCTCATTATCTGAGTGGTTATCAAAAACAAAAAGAACAGAAGCAAATGGAATCTTAGATTTCATACAACTGTTTTTAAGAACAGTATTATCTAAGGGAGACCAAAAGTAAGGTCTCCCTTTTTTATAAATACTTTTTAGAATACGAATATTTTATAGAGGAAACCGATGGCAATTTTCGGAACAATCGACGCTAAGGCGTTGGCAACTAATGTTAGTGTTACGAATGGTAGCACTACCGTAACTACAACTGGCGATTTTACTAACAGAGCAACTGCTGATTTTGTTCAGAACGGTGATGTTCTTTCCCTAGGCGGTGTTCAGTATAGTGTTGAGTCTGTAGTTTCTGCGACCACTCTTAAACTGAAGGTTGCATATGCTGGTTCAACAGGAACTGTTACCGCTGCTAATGCTCTTCGCAGAACACCTCCTAAGGAAGTTGCTGCACTTCTTCTCCACGAGAACGGTCAGAACGCACACTTCCCATCAGGAACAAGTCTTCTCTTCATTGATGACACAGAAGCATCTTTAGATGAGAACAAAGTTCGTGGTCTCAAGTGGCCAGGTTGGTGGGCATATAGAACCTACACTGATGGTGATGGCAATACTCGTCACAAGGCAGAGTGCTTAGCATTTGCTAATGCAACTCAGGGAGCTAGTGTTGGTGACTATGGAACTGCTGATGGTGGCACTGAAGATAATCCTGCTGCTGACGTTGCATCTGCTGTAACAATTACTGGTCAACCTGCTGCTGTTACTGGTGCTGCTACTCCATTTACAGGAACCTTTACAGTTACCACTTCAACAACTGGAACACCAGGAACTCTTATCTATCAGTGGCAGTATCAAACTGCAACGCAGACAACTAAGTGGACTAACCTCACAAATACTGGTGTATACACTGGTGCTACTACAGATACTCTCACGCTTACTGCTGCTGCTAAGGCAACCTATGATGGTTACAAGTATCGCGTGAAGATTTCTTCTGCGGGTGGAACTGAAGAGATTACTTCTAATTCTGCTTCGCTAACTTACGCTTGATGATATATGATCTTCCATGAATTGACACCAGACAACTGGTTGTTATTTGCAATTAAAAACTATGACAACCCGTTGTCTGTAACATATGATGACTTTGAAGAAGATCTTCAAAAATTTAAATATATTAAAAGATTACTTCGTCGTTATGAAACTACAGGTGAATTGAAACATCATTTAATTTTGAATCATATCATAACACTATATAATGTATTCAATGACGCAGCAACGCTGCTTCTATTCTATAAAATAGAATCGCAATACTGGTCAATCTTAAAAGCATACATGTTATTCTTAGATAGATTGCCACCAGATGTAGACAAAAAAGATGTAGACGAACAATGTCTGAAACTTCTCAAACTACTATGAATGAAATGATGGCAGGTGATGGATCTAGCTTAGCACTTCCTCCTGCCTTTGTCTTTGTTAACACAGCAAAGAAAAAGAAAAACTTGAAAAAGACCAAAGATGAAAAAATTGATGGTCGTAAAAAAAGTGCTAAGAAATTAATCCAACGAGTTATGTCCAGGAGGAAAACAAAAATGTCTGAAGAGAACAAAGAGATTATCTCTGAAGTAACTTCTGAAACCGAAAAGGCACAGAAGCAAATCAAAGCTAGCAAGCAGATGCGAGCAAAAAGAGAACTTCAAAGAAAGCGCACTGATGCTAAGCAACAGGCACAGGATAAGTCTGATGAAATGAATACTCTTCTACGTGCTCGTATGTCTGATTTCAAAAAGAAGTCAGCGCAGAAACAACAAAAAGCACAGAAGCAAGTAGTTCAAAAGAATTCTTTTGATCCAGAAGGTAATGTTATTTTGGAGAATGGTGAGATGATTGCTCAACCTAGAACTGGTTCTGCTGGTGGCGTAGATGTATTCACTACTGCTCTTAAAGTTGCTGAAGAAGGAAGTGGTTGGGGTAGAGATCCTGAGACATCATTTGCTAATCTTGTATTCAATGATGGCACATCAGGTAGAATTGGCGTCTTCGATGCTAAAAGAATCCTTGCTACTTACGAAGGTTTATCCCCAGAGAACAGAGATAAGTTCCGTGTCATGTTGAATATGAGTGCATCATCTTATCAGAAGGCTCTTGATTTTGCAGTAAGAAACGTCTGATAAGGAGTGTCATGCCATTTGGGAAAGACCTTTCGATATTAGAAGCGAAGTTTCAAATATATGAAGATCTCTCCAAGGAGATGCTTGACAAGCTTGAAAGAGCAGTAGACAAAATAAGTGAGAGCAACCAAAATGTTGCTCTCATTTTAGAACGTCACGAAAATAGATTAGATCAAGTAGATAGATCAGAAGCAGCAATTTTAGAACTTATTAAAGGCATCAATACCAAGTTAGAAAAACTTGAAAAGAAAGTAGAAGACCTTTCTAAGTTTCGTTGGGTAACAATGGGAGTTGCCACTACTGCAATAGTTGTTATTGGATCTTCAACTTTTTTTGGTAACCTCTTGACAGTTGGTAAAACGAGTGCTACTATAGGAGGAGCGACCATCCAAAAATCGAAATGAATTATATTGACACCAAGTATATTGGTCTGGTCTCCTCACAACTTCTAAAATTTACTGAAAAAAAGAAAGGCACCTACAACTTTCGTTGCCCTTATTGTGGTGACTCTGAGAAGAAACAGAATAAGGCACGAGGTTATCTCTTCTCGATGCGAGATAGCTTTGTATACAAGTGCCATAACTGTGGAGTTACTCGTAACTTTTCTCAGTTCCTAAAGGATCAGAGTGTCAATCTTCATGATGAATATGTCATGGAGAGATACAAAGAAGGGATGACTGGTAAGAACTATCAGGTGAAGACTCCTGACTTCAAACCTTTTATTGTCAAACCAGTGTTCAAGAAGAACATTTTTAGTGAACTGCAAAGTATCGAATCACTAAATATTACACACCCAGCAAAACAATATCTGCTCAACCGAAAGATTCCAGAGTCATTTTACTCAAACTTCTATTACGCAGAGGATTTCAACGCTTGGGAGAATAATCAAAACACAATTAAAGAACCTAGAATTATACTCCCACTAATCTCGGAAGATGGAAATGTATTTGGATATCAAGCGAGGTCTCTTAATAAGAATGCAACTCTTCGCTATATCACTACCATCTTGGATAAGCAATATCCTAAATTATTCGGACTTGATCGTATAAACAAAAATGAAAACATCTACATCACTGAAGGACCGTTCGACTCACTTTTCATTCGCAACTCGCTTGCTATGTGTGGAGCTGATGTTCATCTCGGTGACTGGGGGATTAGCGATGCTACTTGGATATACGATAACGAACCACGAAACAAACAGATCGTCGAACGTATTGACAAAACCATACAGCGTGGAAATAAAGTAGTTATTTGGCCAGATAATATTAAAGAGAAAGATATTAATGATATGTTTCTCGCTGGTCATAATGTTCAATCTGTGGTAGAATGTAACACCTATAAAGGTTTAGAAGCAAAAGTAAAACTTAATCTTTGGAAGAAAATATGAGCAACGGTATCAAAGTTAACAAGCGTGATGGATCTACAGAATCTCTTAACCTTGATAAGATTCATTTGATGGTAGAATGTGCATGTGAAGGTCTCGCTGGAGTTTCACCTTCACAGGTAGAAATCCAATCAGGCATTCAGTTCTATGATGGAATCACAACACAAGAAATCCAAGAAATTCTTATCAGGTCGGCTAGTGACCTCATTGAACTTGACGCTCCAAATTATCAGTATGTTGCTGCTCGTCTCTTGCTGTTCTCTCTATATAAGCAAGTCTTTGGAGATGGTTGGAAGCACGGCTTTCCAACGGTAGGAGCACATTTGTGTGAAGGTATCACGAAAGGTATCTACGATAAAGAACTAGCAACTAAATATTCCGATGAAGAATGGGATAAAATTAATTCGTGGATTGATCATAATCGTGACTATCTATTCACTTATGCAGGTCTACGTCAGGTCGTTGACAAATACCTCGTGCAAGATAGAAGCAGTAGCAGTGTATTTGAAACACCACAATATGCTTATATGCTAGTGGCGGCAACCATCTTCGCTGAGTATCCAAAAGAAACCAGACTATCATATGTCAGAAAATACTACGACGCAATCTCAAAGCACAAGATCAACGTTCCCACACCTATCTTGGCGGGAGTGCGAACTCCACTTCGACAATTTGCTAGCTGTGTGCTTGTTGACAGCGATGACACCCTCGATAGTATCTTTAGTTCTGATATGGCTATTGGCAGATACGTTGCACAAAGGGCGGGCATCGGTATCAACGCAGGTCGAATCCGTGCTCTCAACAGTAAAATACGAGGGGGCGAAGTGGCTCACACTGGAGTTATACCGTTTCTCAAAAAGTTTGAAAGCACTGTCCGTTGCTGCACGCAAAATGGTATACGAGGCGGAAGCGCAACAGTTCACTTCCCAATCTGGCACAGGGAAATCGAAGACATCCTAGTATTAAAAAATAACAAAGGAACTGAAGATAATCGTGTTCGTAAGTTAGACTACAGCATCCAAATCAGCAAACTCTTCTATGAGCGATTCATCCGTAACGAAGACATCTCACTCTTCTCTCCACACGACGTTCCAGGTCTGTCTGATGCTTTTGGTCTTGCTGGATTTGACGAGTTATACACTGTTTACGAACGAGATACTTCTATTCCAAGAAAAACTATTGGCGGTCAAGAACTATTTCTTTCACTCCTGAAAGAGAGAGCAGAGACTGGTCGTATTTACATTATGAATATTGACCATTGCAATGAGCATTCTTCTTTCAAGGATAAGGTTTGGATGAGTAACCTCTGCCAAGAGATTACCCTTCCCACCAAACCATTGCAGCATATCGATGATCCAGAGGGAGAGATTGCTCTGTGTATTCTCTCTGCTATCAATGTCGGTAAGATTAAGCACCTTGATGACCTTGAGGAGCTATGTGACCTATCTGTGAGGGCACTGGATGAGTTGATTGATTATCAAAAGTATCCTGTGATTGCTGCTGAAGAATCAACTAAGAATCGTCGCTCACTTGGTATTGGTTATATTGGTTTAGCGCATTGGTTAGCACGTAATCAGGTCAAGTATTCTGATGTTGCTGCAGCTCATTTAGTTCATAGTCTCACTGAAGCATTCCAGTATTATCTACTGAAGTCTTCTAATCAACTTGCAGTTGAGAAAGGAGCATGTGGATACTTCAATCGCACAAAGTATGCAGATGGTATTCTTCCAATCGATACATATAAGAAAGATGTAGACGACATCGTACCACATAATCTTAACTATGATTGGGAGTCACTTAGAACATCCATCCTGGCTAACGGTCTCAGGAACTCAACATTGTCGGCACAGATGCCTTCAGAGAGCAGTTCCGTTGTGTCAAATGAAACAAACGGAATTGAACCCCCTCGTGCTTTCTTGTCCGTTAAGAAGTCGAAGAAGGGAGTTCTCAAGCAGATTGTTCCACAGTATCAAACTCTTAAGAACAATTATACGTTGCTCTGGGATATGCCTAGCAATACTGGTTATATTAATATTGTTGCTGTTATGCAAAAGTTCTTTGATCAAGCGATATCTGGAAACTGGTCGTATAATCCAGAGAATTATGCCGATAATGAGGTTCCTGTGTCAGTAATGGCACAAGATCTATTGAATACTTACAAGTATGGTTGGAAGACTTCTTATTATCAAAATACGTATGATATTAAGAAAGATGCCGATGATGAAGATAAGAAAAAAGAAATCGAAAGTTTACTCAATTCAATTCTAGAAGGATCCCAGGAGGAAGAAGACTGTGACAGTTGCAAGATTTAAGCTTACCGAGACCACCCCTACCATTGAGGGGATGACAGTATTCAACACTAAGCACGTTGATCTAAAAAAGCAACCAATGTTTTTTGGTGCTCCATTGGGCATTCAAAGATACGATACCTACAAGTATCCTATCTTTGACAAACTAACTCAGCAGCAACTGGGATACTTCTGGCGACCAGAAGAAATTTCCCTATCAAAAGATAGAGGAGATTATGCAACCCTTCGCCCAGAGCAGAAGCATATCTATACTGCCAATCTAAAGTATCAGATTATGCTTGACTCTGTGCAGGGTCGTGGTCCTGGTATGGCATTCATTCCATACTGCTCACTACCTGAGTTGGAATCTGCTATGACAATCTGGGAGACCATGGAGATGATTCATAGTCGCTCTTATACATACATTATTAAGAATGTTTATTCTGACCCATCGGAAGTATTTGATACTATCCTTGATGACCAGAATATCCTTGAGCGAGCGAAGAGTGTCACTGAAGCATATGATGACTTCATTCAAGCGGCACAAGATTACTCTTCTGGCAATCAGTGGCAGCATCAGTTAGAAGGTGTTCCTGCCGCTAAAGAAACTCTATATGAGTTGAAGCGCAAACTGTATCGTGCCGTCATCAACGTTAACATTCTAGAGGGAATCAGGTTCTATGTTTCGTTCGCGTGCTCGTTCGCTTTTGGCGAACTTAAACTTATGGAGGGATCCGCTAAAATTATCTCTCTCATCGCAAGAGACGAAAGCCAACATCTTGTTCTTACACAGAACATTATCAAAAACTGGCTTAACGGCGATGACCCAGACATTCTCCAGATTGCTAAAGAAGAAGAGGCATGGACAGTAGAGCAGTTTAAAAAGACTGTAGATGAAGAGAAAGCATGGGCACAGTATCTGTTTAAGGATGGCAGCATCATTGGTCTCAATGATAAACTGCTCAACTCCTACGTTGAGTATATTGCTAATCGTCGTATGAGAGCGATCGGTTTGAAGCCCGTGTTTGATACTCCTATGTCAAACAATCCACTGCCTTGGACACAGCACTGGTTATCCTCTAAGGGTCTACAAGTTGCACCACAGGAAACTGAAGTGGAATCATATGTCATCGGAGGTATTAAACAAGATGTTAAGAAAGATACTTTCGCTGGTTTTAAACTGTGAGGAGAAGGGATTACGAAAAACTGATGGAGTTGAGGGAGAGACTGCTGGAGAACAATGGCCCCAACAGTCTCTCAGCAGCGTGGGCGCTGTGGGCGATAGAACAAAAGATGAAAAGAATGGGCGTATCCCTGACCCTTGGTTCAACTGAATAGATAAATACCTCCATCATGGAGGTTTTTTATTATGAATCCAAGTTCAGCAAAAGCGAAGGGTCGCCGCCTGCAACAATGGGTTAGAGACAAACTGATTGAAGCACTAGACATTCACCCTGAGGATATAGAATCCCGTAGCATGGGAGCAGGAGGTGAAGATCTTATCATGGCTCGTGCTGCTAGGTCAAAGTTTCCTCATAGTATAGAATGCAAAAACGTTGAGAAGCTAAATATATGGGATGCCTATGAACAGGCAATTGCCAACTCTGGTGACTATGAACCTCTCGTTGTAATTAAAAAGAATGGAAAGAAACCACTAGCAGTGGTAGACGCAGAGTATTTCATCAGTTTATTCGGAGAGAAGAAATGACATTAGACCTTCATAACTTTTTTAAATTTTATGATGACACTAATGATAATCATGTAGCAGCAGTTCAATGGTTGGAAGACAACCTACCTGCTCAGTTCCTTGATGATTCAGAAACAGATTGGATTGGAATCTTTAGAACTAAACCACCTACACCAGCAGTTCTAGCAGTTCCCTATTTCAATCAAGTAGATAACTACAGAGATGCACATAGAACTTGTAACAGTTCATCGTGCGCTATGTGTCTTGCTTTCCTCAAGCCAGGCAGCATTAAGGGCGACGATGAATACGTTAAGAAAGTATTTGCAATTGGTGATACAACTGACCATGCCGTTCAGACAAAAGTTCTGGCAGGTTATGGAGTTAAGTCACACTTTAGTTACAATCTTTCTTTTGCTGACATTGATAAGAGTCTTGATGCTGGGAAACCTGTTGTTATTGGTATCCTTCACAGGGGTTCTCTT